AGCAGTACAGGTACTACTAGAAAAGTTATGGCCGCTGCTAAAGGAACAGGAATGAAAGGAACTAACCCTTATTGTTAATCAAGATGGCAAAGAAAAAAGACATTGTAGAAGAGGTTACTTTAGAAGTACCTACTACGGAGCAAGTTGTAGAAGTTGTAGAGGCGGTATTAAACCAACCTCCTGTCGAAAGAGAAGACCCGGGTAACAATAGTAGAGCTTATAGACAATAAAATAAATACTGATGAAAAAAGTAATTGAAAAAGCAAAGCAGTACGAGTCTAAAAAATCATTAGATGGTAAAATGAAATTCCTAAAAGGAAATGTTGGTACTCATACAATGCCTAATGGCAAGGTTATGAAAGGCAGTTCTCATAAAAAGAAATAAGATGCCAAAGGATGCTTGTTATACAAAAGTAAAAGCTCAGTATGATGTTTTTCCATCGGCAAGAGCTTCTCAAGCGATTGCTAAATGTCGTAAAGGTTCAGGAGTTGTAAGAAAGACTGAGGCAGGAACTTCATTAAAAAGATGGGAAAAAGAGAAGTGGACTGATACAAAAACAGGCAAGGCTTGTGGTGCAGGAGGAAGTAATGAATACTGCAGGCCAAAAATAAAAGTGTCTTCAAAGACACCAAAGACTATATCTGAAATTAGTAAGTCTAAACTGTCTGCTAAAAAATCAGAAAAGACTAGAGTTGGTATGGGTAACAGAGTTTCAAAAATTAAATAAAATTTAATATCTTTACAAAATGGAATCAAAAGGATTAGGAGATACAATTGAAAAAATAACTACTGCAACGGGAATTAAAAAAGTTGTAGATACAATTACGAAATCATCGAGTAAAAAATGTGGTTGTTCAGAAAGGAAAGAAAGATTGAACAATCCAAATTTATTAGTAAACAAAATATTTTATAAAAATCAATAACAATGTCAGTATTTAAAACAACATTCTCAAGAGCATTAAGAGTAAATCCTTCAGATAATGCAGATATACCATATCCAAATTTAATTGAATCAGGAACTATTACTACTGTAACAGCATTAAAACTAATTGATTCTACAGGATTATTTATTACAAATAATATAAAAACAGGAGATGTTGTTTATAATGATACATTATTAACTTCTGCAACTGTCGTTTCTGTAGATAGTGAAACTCAACTTACTTTAAATTCAAATATATTCACAGTAACTACTCAAGTTTATAATATTTACTCAATGTCTCCTCAGACAAGTATGGGTAATCCGGGTTGTTTTTTGTATGTAGGAGGTGCAGGTAATGTTTCTGTTCTAACAATTGGTGGGGACCAACTTATATTTAATGGCGTACCTGCAGGAACAACTCTTCCTGTTCAAGTGTTAAGACTTAGGTCTACAGGTACAACAGCTACTCTTATAAACGCTCTTTGGTAAAATGGCAAAAGTTAAAACACAAGATAGCACTTTTAAAGTTAAAGCAAAAAAGTCAGGAGTGGCTGCTAAGACTAAAACAAGTACATTAAAAACAAGTAAAAATTACGTAAAAGCCTATAGAGGGCAGGGAAGATAATGAAATATTTTAATTATTTAGCATCTTCAATGTTGCTTTTATTTGTTCCTATACAAGGATTATTAATAGCAGTAGGTGCGGCAATAATGTTAGACACTTTTACAGGAATATTTAAAAGTATAAAACTTGGAGGTACAAGAGCTATAAGAAGCAGGATTTTATCTAATATAATATCAAAAATGGCTTTGTATGAAATTTGTATTTTATTTCTTTTTTTAATAGACAGGTATGTTTTAAATGAATTTATAATTAGGTCTTTTGGAATAACCTATATGTTCACTAAGATATGTGCTATACTTTTAATATTTGTTGAATTAGTTTCAATTAAAGAAAATATTGAAGAAACTTTTAAAATTAATATTTGGACACTACTTAAAAAAGTTTTTATTAGAGCAAAAGAAATCAAAACAGATGTAGACGAAATTATACAATGACAACACAGCAAATTATAAAAAAATATGGAACCCCTAATGAAACAGGGGTTGGTTATTTAGTTAAGATTCAACTTCCATATCCTATGCGACTTGCTTGGGATATTGACACTACTGTAACTACAATGATGTGTCATAAGTTAGTAGCTGATAAATTCAAAGCGGTGTTTACTGATATATTATCTGAGTATGGTTATAAACAAATCAGAGAGTTAGGTATTGATTTGTTTGGTGGATGCTTTAATTTTAGAAAAATGAGAGGTGGGTCTGCGTGGTCAACACATTCTTGGGGAATAGCAATTGATTTAGACCCTGCAAGAAACACATTAAAAGAAACCTCAAAGACTGCACGTTTTGCAAAGCCTGAATATAAAGCAATGATTAACATTTTTTATAAACACGGATTTGAATCATTAGGTAGAGAAAAGAATTTTGATTGGATGCACTTTCAAATAAAGGAATAATGAAAAAAATATTAATAATTTGTTTTTTAATACTTACTTCTTGTGCATCAAGAAAGGTAAATATAGATAAAGTAGATTCTGTAGTAAAGACCGATAGTGTTTCTGTTACAAAACAAGAAACTGTAACTACTCAAGATAATCACATTAGTATTGTTACAAATACTGATGAATTAGAAATAACACCCATTGACACTACAAAAACTATAGAGGTTGATGGTAAGAAGTATAAAAACGTAAAGCTTAGATACAAAAAAACAAAAAAGGTCTTAGTAGATACCACTAAAATAAAAGTGGCTGAAAAGGTCTTAAATGAAGTCAAAGTTAAAAAAGACGTTTCAGTAAAAACATTTAAAAAGGATATTGACAAAAAAGCAAACTACTCAATTTTTTTATGGTGGCTTTTAGTAATATTACTTGTTGTATTAGCGGTTTATACTTATAAGAAAATCAATCGAACTTTATTTTAAAATTTATATATTTGTAAAATTAATAATCAAATTTAATTAAAATGACAAACACAAACAAGTTCACAAAAGAAGAAGTTCAATCTGTAACGCAAGAAGAATTAGCAAAAATTCAAGAATTGAATGGAGAGTTTAATAAAGCAAAAATGGCTATAGGAGATGTTGAGTTGCAAAAACTTAATATAGTACGTCATATTGAAGATTTAAAAGCTCAATTTACAGCACTCGAAAAATCATTAATTGACAAGTATGGTTCTGATGCAGTAATTAATCTTCAAACAGGAGAAGTAACACAAAAAATAGAATAATTATGACACCGGGAAAATTTATAGGAACTTTGTTCCAATCAAGAGACGCAATGCATATTGCACACCTTCAAACAACATCGTTTGCAGAACATAAAGCTTTAAATGCTTATTATGATGGAATACTTGATTTGACAGATACTTTTACTGAAGCTTACTTTGGTAGAAATAAAAGAGTTGAAATAGTTATTCCTGAATCAAAAAATACAGATGCTACTTTTCATTTAAAAGAATTACGTTCAACTATAGATTCAGAAAGAAACAATTATCCATCAGAATTGCAAAACATTATGGATGAAATGATTGGATTGATTGATAAGATTCTATACTTATTAACCTTAAACTAAAATAAGAAATGGCAAAAATTAGTGTATATCCTGAAGTAACTCCTCCTGCATTAGATGATTATGTTATCGGAACGGATGTTAGTAGTTCTGACGCAACAAAGAATTTTGTTGTAGAAGACATACTTGCTCTTGGAGTAGTTTATCAATCATACGTTGTATCTTTTAGTCAATCAGGAACAAATGCTCCTGTTGTAACTGAGATATATAACACAATTGGTAATATTGTTTGGACAAGAACTAATACAGGTGTTTACAGAGGTACATTAGCCGGTGCATTTCCATCTTTAAAAACTTTTTTTCCTAATGGACAGTATGCACTATACGTATTTGGAATAGGCGTTAGAAATATTGCTATGGACATAGGATGCGGAGGTGATTGTGTAAACATATCTCAAGACGAAGGCCAAGAGCCTATTGATGGGTTAGATTTTCAATTTGAAATAAGAGTCTATAATTAAAAATAAAATATATAATGTCAAAAATAGCTACTTATCCATCAGCGGATACTCCTTTATTATTAAGCGATAGACTGATAGGTACAGAAGCTATTAGAACACCACCTTCTTTAACTCCTCTTGCGACAAAGAACTTTTCGTTAGGGGAGTTGTTAAATTTATTCTCATCTAACTTTCCTGCCGCATCATTACAAGATGTTCTTAATACAGGTAATACCGCTACTCAGAATATTACACTAATAGGGACTATTAATACTACAGTTGTAAAGCCCTACAATATTGAGGACCCAACCGGGAGTCAGGGATTAGTATTTCAATTTTTAAGCAAAGGAGCTTCAAGCATAAATTGGGTTGACCTGCCTGTAGATAATCTACAGTCTGTATTAAATTCAGGAAATACTGCTACTCAAAATATTACTCTTGTTGGAGATATTACATCAACAAAGATTATCCCGGGTAATATTCAAGATGATACTTTAGGAATTGGAACTACAGGACAACTTCTTTCTAAAACAGCAACCGGTATAAGATGGATTAATAATCCTATTGTATACACTCCGGGGTTAGCTGATGTTTTATCTGTAGGTAATACTGCTACTAATAATATTAATTTAGTAGGAACCATTGACGTTACACTAGTAAGACCTGATAATATCGAGGATATAGTTGGTAGCCAAGGTACTTTAGCTCAAGTTCTTAGCAAAGGAGCCTCAGGTATTGTTTGGATTAATGCTCCTTCAGGTGCTGATTCTTGGAACACTTGGACCCCTGATGCAAATATGGGGTTAAGATTAAAACCAAGTGATACAAATGTAAATGGTACTTACTTTGAAAGAAATGCAAATGGTAATACAGGTTATGCAAATAAAAACACAAGCTCAGGAACAGCAGCAGTATCAACTTTATCGGCAGGATTAGGTACAGGAATCTATACTAGAAACACAGGTGTAAATCACTTCGGAGATAACTATGCTGTTGTTAAATTTCAAGGAAATGGAGCTTTATTGTCTACTGATAAATTGTACATTGGAACTTATGATATAAATAAGGATATTGAATTTATTACGGGAGCAGATTTTAACTCTACTACCACAAAATTCAAAATAGGATATGATGGTCAATTAAATATAGGTACTACTCCAACAACAGGTGCTACTTCCGATAAATTATTAGTTAGAGATAGTAGTGGGAATGTTAAACAAGTTAATTATCCTGTATCTCCTCTTACAACTAAAGGAGATTTATATACATATTCAACAGTTGATGCAAGATTACCTGTAGGATTAAACACACAAATTTTAATAGCAGATAGTACAACACCAACAGGATTAAAATGGGGAACTAATACAGCTGCTACGCCTTTAGGATATTATGGAGCATTTTCTGACATAACAGACCAATTTGCTACTGTTATTAACACAGGATACCCAATGAGGTTAGGTGTAACTGATTTAACTAATGGGATTACTGTAGTTAGCAATTCAAGAATAACAATAGCAAATACAGGAATATATAACATACAATGGTCAGGGCAGTTTACTAATCCTACAGCAGCAGAACACGATGTAACTATATGGCTTAGAAAAAATGGTGTTGATGTTCCGGGTTCAGCAGGAGTTGTATTAATTCCTAAGAAACACGGATTGTTTGATGGACATAGTTTGCCTGCGTGGAACTACCTTATTGATTCTGTTGCAGGAGATTATTACGAGTTTGTTTGGAGTACAGAAAACATCTCTGTATATCTTTCATTTACAGGTGCAGGTTCTCCACCGCCATCTGCTGCATCAGTAATAGTTACTGTTACACAGCAGTCAGGTATAATGGCAGGAACAGGAATGACTGCTTTGACAACCGCAGGAGCAAGCGGAGCATCAACATATAATTCAGGAACAGGAATATTAAATGTTCCAACATATACACTTAGTGGATTAGGAGGAGCTCCTAAAGACGAGTTCTCAGGATTAACGCCTATATCTTCAGCAGCTTTACTTGCCTTAGCTAATACAAACGCATTAGTTATAGGTCAGGTATATAAAGTAGAAGAAACAAAGTTTTATAATAGTCTTGCTACTGTCTATGTTTATGTTAAAGCAACCTCTGTTAATACTATAGATGAAGAAAATGCTATTGCAGAATTTTATGACCCTGACTATGCTACCTACAGTATTTATAATCCTTCATTAAGCTATGATTACCCTGATAAAGTAATATGGGGAGGTCTTTTATGGGAAGCTCAAATTATAGCTCTACCCGGGGCTAATATAAATAATTATGAATTAGACGGAACATATTTTAGCATACTTACTACACCTGCTTTATATAATGTAGTAATGGATAATGTATCTTACAGTATGGAGTTTGAAATGATTTATTCTAGAAGAAAC